GTCGGCTAATGTCCGATAAGTTCCAGCTTAAGGCGTTGATTACCGGCGTCGACAAGCTGTCGCCGATGCTCGGCACCATCCGCAAAAACGCGATGGGACTGCGCAAGCAGTTGAATAACTCCAGCCTTGGCAAAATCTCGTTCATGGACGCGCTGCAGGGCGGCGCCATGGCGGCGCCGTTTGTCATGGGGGTAAAGGCCGCCATCGGCTTTGAGAGCGCCATGGCGGACGTTAAGAAGGTGGTTAACTTCGAAACGCCGCAGCAGTTCAAGGACATGAGCAAGGACGTTTTAAACCTGTCCAAAGAACTGCCCATGTCGGCCGAGGGTATCGCGGCGATTGTCGCGGCTGGTGGTCAGTCCGGCATTGCCCGGACAGAGTTGAACGCGTTCGCTCGGGACGCGGTAAAAATGGGGATTGCCTTCGACACCACGGCCGAACAATCCGGCTCGATGATGGCGAAGTGGCGAACGGCCTTTAAGCTCAATCAGACCGAAGTCGTTGCGCTGGCTGACAAGATCAACTTGCTCGGCAACACGGGCGCGGCGACTACCGGGCAGATATCCAAGATCGTAACGGCCATCGGCCCCTTGGGCGAGATTGCCGGCCTCAACGCCGGGCAGATTGCGGCCATGGGTGCATCCCTTGCGGGGGTGGGCATCGCCGAAGACGTGGCCGCTACGGGCATGAAAAACTTTGCGCTAACCCTGACCGCCGGCACGGCGGCTACCACGGCGCAGAAACAGGCTTTCAAGGCATTGCGCCTGGACTCGGCAGCCATTGCCAAGGGTATGTCTACGGACTCAATGGGCACTATTAACACGGTGCTTAAGTCGCTGGAGAAGGTCGAGAAACACAAGCGTGCGGCGGTACTTACGCAGCTGTTCGGCAAGGAGTCGGTAGGGGCTATTACGCCGCTGCTGACTAACCTTGAAGGCCTGCAAAAGAACTTCGCCATGGTAGCCGACGAACAGCAATACGCCGGCTCGATGGAAAAGGAGTATGCCGCTCGGGCTGAGACCACGGCCAACGCGATGCAACTGATGCAGAACCGGGTAACTGACCTAGGGATATCAGTTGGTAATGCACTGTTGCCGCCGCTGAATGACTTCTTGAAGGCGGTCGGCCCGCTGGTCTCTCACGTCTCGGACCTGGCGGCAGCCAACCCTGATTTGATCAAAGGCCTGATTGGCGCCGCTGCAGGCTTTGCGGTGCTTCGGATTGCGACCTTGGCGACAACCTTTGCTATGACGCTGATGAACGGCGTAGCGAGCATGAGCCCCATCGGCCTGGTGGTCCGGGGCATTGCCATTGCTGCAGGCTTGTTGATGGCCAACTGGTCGACGGTGGCCCCGTACTTCCAGGCGATTTGGGAAAAAATCAAAGTCCCGGCCATGATCCTGTGGGACTGGATCAAGAAGGCCTTTGCGTTCACCCCGCTTGGCCAGGTGATCGCGAACTGGGGCCCGCTGACTGAGTTCTTTTCGGCGCTGTGGGATCTGGTTAAAGCCTACTCCGACCCGTTCTTCAACTTCATGAAACAGGCTTTTGACTTCTCCCCGCTGGGTTTGATTATCAAGCACTGGGAGCCCATCACGGCCTGGTTCCAGGGGTTATGGGAAACCATCAGGCCGATCATTGAACCAATCCTGAAGTTCATGGGAGCCGGCGAAGGTGGCCCGGGAATCATCAAGACCGCGACCGACAAGGCCGCCGGGTGGGCTGAGGAGCAGCGCAAGGTCAATGCCGGCGCCGGGGGTGGTACAGGCGCCTTGCTGCAGGCGAATGCCGTAGATCAAGCGATCAATGCCCAGGCATCGCGCAACAGCGCCATGGGCGGCGGGCTGGATCCTAAAGCGCTTCTGCGTGCCCCGGGCGCGCCCTCGATCAATCAGCAGGCAGCAGCCAATCAGCGCACCAATCTGGAAGGCTCGCTGCGTATTGATATCCCGAACGCGCCGCCAGGCACCCGGGTTGAGGGTTCCACCAATCAGCCAGGCCTGCAGGTCAACCCGCAGTTGGGCACCCGCAGCCTGTCGAAGTAGCCGAGGTAAGCAATGGCAACGTGGCGTGAGCAATTACAGCCGGCGTCGTTTCGAGGTGTGCCGTTTCACGTTGACTCGGAAAGCACACCGGTCGGGCGCCGGACGCAGGTCCACGAGTACACCAAGCGTAACAAGCCGTTCGTTGAAGACCTGGGCGAGCAAACCCGGGTCATCAAGTTTTCAGCTTTTGTGGTGGGGGAGGACTGCTTTTTTCTACGCGACAACCTGTTGCACGCGCTGAATCAGCCGGGCCCCGGGACGCTGATTCACCCGTGGTATGGGCAGATGTACGGCACCGCCACGGACTGTTCGGCGGGGCACGCGTGGAACGAAGGCGGGGTAGCCCGTTTTGAGCTGCTGTTTGTCGAGGGCGGCGAGAAGGGCTATCCGGCCGGCGTGCCGAACACGGCGCGGCAGCTGGAGGCGGAAAACGAGAGCCTGCTTGATTCAGCGATTGCGCGGTACAAGGCGGCTATGGCCCTGGTCAACAAAGCCCGCCTGAGCATCCTGGCGCTGCAGAACGGCCTGGCCGGGGTGCAAATGGCCATTCAGCAGGAAATCAGCCAGATAACGGGCCTGGTTAGTTCGGTGGTCACCTTTGCCGACATGGTGGCCAACTTCCCCGACAACCTGGCCACCATGCTCAAGGCGCAGTTTTCCAGCATGACCGGCGACTTTGACCGCTTCAGCGTCTCGCGCCGGGGTGCAAGCAGCAAGGTCGAAAGCGCCCAGGGAATCGCCGCCTTGGCGGCGCCTGCAGGCGGTGCGGCGACGGTGGCCGCTGTGACGGCTACCCGTGACCTGGTGCGCGATGTGTTGATTGTCGACGCGCTGCGCACCGTGTCGGCTATGCCGGTGGTGCAGGCGCCCGGGACGTTGCCAGGTGTGCCAACGCTTGAGCAGCAAGTCGCGGCGCCGATCCAGCGCGCCGAGGTGCCGGCCACGGATGACGTTCTGGCGCTGCGTGACGCGATCAGCGCCGCGCTGTGGGATGCACAGCTATCAGCGCCTTATGAGCACTTCGAACGCCTGGAAAGCGCTCGCAAGCTCGTTAGGGCGCACCTGGCCGAAGTGGCCCGGGCCGGCGTCCGGCTGATCGAGGTCACCCCTAAGCAAACCTTGCCGGCGGTGGTGCTGGCTTATCAGCAGTTCGGCGACGCTTCGCGGGCCGATGAAATCGTTACGCGTAACGGTGTGCAGCACCCGGGCTTTTTGCCGCCGCTGCCGCTGCAAGTCGCCCAGGAGTAACCATGGATGTTCAAGACGCCGTGACCCTCAGTGTCAACGGCATGGATTACAGCGGCTGGAAGAAAGTCAGCATCACCGCATCGATTGAGCGCCAAGCGCGGGACTTCAATGTCGACGTGACCTGGCAGTGGTCGCAGGACGCGCCTATCCCGATTCGCCAGGGTGACCGCTGCGCGGTGCGCATTGGGGCGGATCATGTGTTGACGGCGTATGTCTTCAAGACGCCTATCAGCTATGACGCCCGGCAGATTACGCGGGCGATCGGCGGCCGATCTAAAACGGCGGATTTGGTGGACTGCGCGGCGATCAACTCCCCAGGGCAATGGCGGGGGCAAAGCATGCAGACCATCGTCCAGGCGCTGGCCTCGCCTTACAAAATCGAGGTTGTGAGCCAGGTCGCCGAGACCAGCAAGATTACTGACCACACCATCGAGCCCGGGGAAACGGCCTTTGAATCCATTGATCGCCTGCTGACAATTTCCCGCCTGCTGTCGACCGATGACGAGTTGGGCCGCCTGGTGATCGTGTCGCCGGGCAGTGCTGGGCGGGCGGTGGATCGCCTGGAACTGGGGCAGAACATCCTGAGCGGCGGCGGCGACTTTGACTTCTCCGGGGTGTTTTCGGAATACCGCGTGATCGTCCAGCGCTCTGGCACTGACGAAGAGTCGGGGGCCGCTGCCGCTGAGGTTTCGGCCATGGTCACGGATCCTCGGGCGCCGCGTTACCGCGTGCTGCAGATACAGGAAAGCGGCCAGATGACCCCGGACCTTGCCCAGGCCCGGGCGAACTGGGAGCGCGGTAACCGGATCGGCAAAGCCCTTACTTTGAAATACAAGGTCCAGGGGTGGCGGCAGTCCAACGGCGATCTATGGCGCGTGAACATGATGGTTCGGGTGCTCGATCCAGCCCTGGGCATTGATCGCGACATGCTGATCAGTGAAGTGCAGTACAGCCTCGACGACACCGGGACCACCTGCAGCATGAGCGTGGCCCCCGCCGAGGCGTTCCTGCCCGAGCCGAAAGACCCGCACAAGGCGCGCAAGCTCAAGAAGGGCGGCGCCGCTGACAACGTTGAATACCTCATACCTGCCGACTGGAAACCCGAATGAGCAATCTGAAAAACATCCTGGTGCGCGGGACGCTGAGCCTTGTCAGTGCCGCGAAGAAAATGCAGGGGCTGCAGGTCCGGTTGCTGGCTGGCGAGGTCAAGGACGGCATGGAGCACTTCGAACCCTATGGGTTCACTTCAAACGCCCAGGGCGGCGCCGAGGTCCTGGCGGGCTTCTTCGGCGGGGATCGCTCGCATGGGGTGGTGATCTGCGTAGCCGACCGCCGGTTTCGCCTGCAGGGCCTGGAGAGCGGTGAGGTGGCGTTGTACACCGACGAAGGCGACAAGCTGCACTTTAAGCGCGGCCGGGTCATCGAGATTGAGACGCTAACCCTCAAGGTCAAGGCGGCAACGGCGGTTGAGTTCGATACGCCGGAGATCCGGACCACGGGCAAGATCGTGTCTGCAGGTGATCAGGTGGCCGCCGGCATCAGCCAGCTGCAGCACGGACACACCGGGGTTATGCCCGGGCCTGGCACCTCTGGCCCGCCTGCAGGGGGTGCCTGATCGTGGGTCTGATCAATGAGGACGCCACGGAAAGCGCGTGGCGCCGTGCTGCAGTGGTCAGCCTGCTGACCTGGCGCCGCGCCGGGCCAGACGATCCGCTCGACGATGGCGAGCGTTACGGCTGGTGGGGTGACAGCTTCCCCAGCCAGAACAATGACCAGATTGGGTCGAGGCTCTGGCAGCTGCGCCGCCGGGCGCTGACCGCGCAAACGGTGCAGGACGCCACGACCTACGCCCGTGAGGCGCTGCAGTGGATGCTCGACGATGGCCGCGTGATTGACGTGGCCATCACGACTACACGCGGCGTTGATCGCCTCGATATGCGTATTGCCCTGGTGTTCCGCGACGGGGCCACGCTCGAGATTTTTCAAGACAACCTATGGCAGGTGATCCATGCCGTTTAATACGCCGACTTTGCCCGCGCTGATCAGCCGGGCGCGCAGCGACCTGGCCGGCTCAAGCGCCTTGCTTCGCTCTGACTCGGAAGTATTGGCCCGGGTGCTGGCTGCAGCGTCCTACGGACGTTACGCGCATCAGACCTACATTGCCGAGCAGATTCTGCCGGACACGGCCGATGAGGAAACACTGCGCCGGATGGCCCGGGCCAGGCTCAAGCGCGACCAGCTGCCGGCAGTGGCCGCGACGGGGACCGCGAGCTTTACCGGTGCCGCGTCGGCCGTGCTCGATGCCGGCACGCTGCTGCAGCGTGACGATGGCCAGCGTTTCCGGGTTTCGTTATCCGTAACGCTGACCGGCCTGGCCGGTGTGGTCTCGCTGGAAGCGGTCGACGCGGGCCAGCTGGGCAACACGCCTGCAGGATCGATCCTGCGCAGCGTCTCGCCCGTCCTGGGCGTTGCGGACACCTTTACCGTCCTTGCCCCTGGGCTGGCCGGCGGCACCGAACAAGAGAGCCTGGAGGCCTTGCGGGCGCGGGTGTTGCGCTCGTACAAGGTGGTCGCCCATGGCGGCAGTCAAAGCGATTACGAGACCTGGGCGCTTGAGGTGCCCGGGGTGACGCGTGCGTGGGTGCGCCGGCACTGGATGGGGCCGGGAACCGTGGCGGTGTTCATCGTGCGGGACGGCGATGTAAGCCCGATTCCGGGGCCTGAGGCCCTGGCCCTGGCTCAGGCCTACATCGACGGCGAACGGCCCGTAACGGCCGAGGTGGCGGTACTGGCGCCGGTCGAGAAGCCCATTCAGTACGAAATCAAGCTGACCCCGGACAGCGGCGCGCTGCGCCTGGCCGTGGAAAGCGCCCTGGTAGACCTGCACAACCGCGAATCTGAATTGGGCGTGACCCTGTTGAACACGCACATTCGCGAGGCCATCAGCGGCACTGCAGGCGAGAAGGACCACGCCCTATTGAGCCCGGTCGGTGACGTGGTGCCGGCGGCCAATGAGCTACTGACCTTCGGGGGGATCCTATGGCGATAAGAACCGCGGCTGATTACTACGCCCAGTTGGTGGCCCTGCTGCCGGTTGGGCCGGCCTGGGACGTTGAGCGGGTGCCGGAGATTCGCGAGCTGCTGCAGAGCGCCGCCCAGGAGCTGGCCCGCGAGGATCTGCGCATAGCTGACCTGCTGGCCGAGAGTGACCCGGACATGGTGCGCGAGCTGGTGCCCGACTGGGAGCAGGTGATGGGGCTGCCGGATCCGTGCCTTGGCGATTCGCCGGCTTTCGAGGATCGCCAACTGGCGGTGCGGCGCCGGCTGCTGGAGGTCGGCGGGCAAAGCCCGGCGTTTTTCGTACAGCTGGCCATCACCCAGGGTTACCCGGAAGCCACCGTATCCGAGCACCGGGCGCCGCGCTTCGGGGCGTCACGCTTCGGTCGGGCTCGCTTCGGCACGTGGTCGGCTCAGTTTATGTGGACGCTCAACACCGGCCCGCGCCGTCGCCTGGGGCGGCGCTTCGGGGCCAGTTACTGGGGTGAACGCTTCGGGGTCAACCCGAGCGCCGCGCTTGAATGCGTCATCCGGCGCAGCGCTCCGGCGCACGCGCAAGAATTTATCAATTATGGGGTGGGGGTTTAAATGGATTATCCGAAGAGTGTGCCGAACGTTGGTTTGGTTGATGGCAAGTTTGTCGACGAGAACACCACGACCGGCCAAGTCGGTTCGCTGATCCCGTCCGCCTGGGGCAACGCGGTTACTGATGAGTTGCTGAACGTGATCCGTGCCGGCGGTGATGAGCCGGCCGAGAACGATAATGACCAGCTTCTGGCCGCGATCAAGGCCATCGTGCGTGATTCGATTCCGCCGGAGAAGATCCGCACCACGCTGGCCGAGTACGGCATTACCGACGCTTACACCAAGTCGGTGACGTACACCAAGGCCGAGATTGAGGCGCTGCTCAAGAACATGTCAGCGCTGCCTGTGGGGGCCATGGTGCCCTTTCCCAAGGGTACGGTTCCGCCGGGCTTCCTTGAGGTCGACGGCAGCGTACAGAGCACCGCCACCTATCCCGACCTGGCGGCATACCTCGGGACCACGTTCAACACGGGCGGCGAGGGTGCCGGAAACTTTCGGTTGCCGGATTCGCGGGGCGAGTTCTTTCGGGGTTGGGATCATGGGCGCGGGACCGATGCTGGTCGGGCTGTTGGTAGTAACCAACTTGATGCACTGCAAAACATACAGGCGACATGGGGCGATATGCCTCGTGGTGTCGGTGGGACAAGTGTTAACGCAACAGGCGCAGTAGTTGGGACAACGATCAGTTCCAATAATGGCGCCGATGGGGGCAATCTTCCGTACGGGGTTTTCAGTTTCGATGCATCGCGAGTAGCAAGAACGGCAACGGAAACCCGCCCGCGTAACTTGGCAGTTATGTGGTGTATCAAGGCCTGGAACGCACCCATCAATCAGGGGAACGTTGATGTTGCAGCCCTTCTGCCGCTGGCCGCCCAGGCTACCGAAGCGAATCAAGGAACGGCGAAAATTGCGACTCAGGGGCAGATGCTTGCGGGTGCAGATGACTCACTGATCGTTACGCCGAAGAAACTACGGTGGGGCTTTATTATCAGTCTCGCGACTAACGGCTACATCGTATTTCCTTCCTGGCTTGGGGGGCTTGTGGTGCAGTGGGGTACATCTGGCGCTTTCAGTTCTACCCCCTTGGCGGTGGGCTTCCCAATGGCGTTTCCGAACGCCGCGTATTCAGTCGTAGCGCTTAACTACCTGGGGGCAACGAACGTCACGCCAAGCCAGGATGCCGTCGCCTCTTTCGGGCTTTCAGTTTCCGGTATCAGCTTTAGAACGTACTCCGGCGCTGTTTCGAACGGCGTTAAATACATTGCAGTCGGTAGCTGAGGATCCTGCTATGCCCCGTTTTTACAGTAAGACCACACAGACAACGTACCTGCCTGGGGTGCATTCAGACCTGCCCGCTGACGCGGTAGAAATTCCCGAGGCGCTGTATTTGTCAGTCATTGGCAACCCGGCGCCCGGTAAGGTCCGTGCTCACGACGAGCAGGGTTTGCCGTATCTGGTCGACGCGCCCGTACAGCTTTCGGATCTGGAAGCCCAAGAGCGCCAATGGCGCGACAGTGAGCTGATGACGGCGACGGGCATGCGCGACCGCCACCGCGACCAGTTGGAGATCGAGGTGGAAACCACGCTTACGGCTGAGCAGTTCCGGGAGCTGCTGTTGTACATGCAGGCCCTGCGCGACTGGCCGCAATCGCCATACTTCCCCGTCATCGAGCAGCGCCCTGCAGCGCCGCCCTGGATCGCTGACCAAGCCCAATAAACGCCCCGCACTGACGGGGCGTTTTCTTTTCTGAAACCCGAGGTTGTACCTATGACGTCGCATGTTCTGCGCGCTGCTTTGCAGTGGGCGCTGTTTCTCCCGTTACGCGTAACTCTGATCCTGCTAGGCCTGGTGGTGGTGCCCTTGGCGCTGCCATTCCTCACTATCGAAAACCCGCCCATCGCGTTCACCCAGGCGCCTGGCTATTGGGGCCTTGGCCGTCTGCCGGCGTGGGCCTGGCTGTGGTCCAACGACCGCGACGGCGCCTTAGGCGACAAGCGCGGCTGGTGGCACCTTAACGCGCCTTTCGGCCTGGGCGCCTATCACTGGTTTTCTCAGTTCTGGTGGCTGGCCATCCGCAACCCGGCGAACAACATGCGGTTTAGCCCCTGGTTCAGTTGCCCCGTGACGGAGTGTGACTATCAATATTGGGGTGACGAGAACGTCGAGGATCGCCCAGGCGAAGGCGGGCGCCGGCTGTTGCTGGCCACGCACAAGGCCACCGGCCGGCGTTACTACGGCTTCTATGGCGTGTGGCAGTGGTCGGCCACTCGGGCCGTGGTGGTGCAGCTGGGGTTCAAGGGCGAGCCCAAGGACTGGGCAGAGGACTACACGGGCGACTTGTCGCGGCAGTGGGTGGGCCTGACTTTTGAGGTCAATCCCTGGAAGGACATCAACTAATTTCTTGGCCGGTGCGAGTTTTTCAGGCGGCTCGTTATCCTGATTTGTGCATCCCTGCGGAAGTCGTAGGGTATGGCACAAATCGGCAATATATACTGTTTGTATGTACAGTATTTTGCCGTATAAGATCGCACCAGCCGACGTAGGGAGGGAAAACCCATGGCGCAATTAGATGTGAATCCTGCGACTGCAGGGCAAGGCGGATTTTCGAGAAGCGCGAATCCTTTGATACAGGGGAATGTAGGCGACACTATCGCGGCAACGCGCAACTACGTAGCGGATATGGCGAACTCAGCGGCATTAGATGATCAGCAGTCGCCGGGCGGCGTGCTGCGGTTGCAGGTGGTTTTGAGCGCCCTTGACCACCTGGCGGCGCAAAAACTTCATCACAGATAGTGGAAAAGTAGTTTTCGCGTGATATGCTTTTGGGCATCCGGCATTGATGCCGAGCCAAGAATTTAGGAAAAACAAGGGCTTAGAAAAAAGAAAACCCCAGGCCTGCAAGCCTAGGGTTTTCGGTGATCGTTCCGAATAGCTCTGGAAGACCGCGACAAGGTCAGAGTTTAGTGGACGGTTCCCTTCGAAGCAAGCCCAATGCTTAGGGGAAGCTGCATGTCCGTCATGATGACAGACGCAGGCCCTCAGACTTTGAACTGGGGCCGCGCCACCTATCCATACCCTGGGATCAACCTTGGGTCTGGGAACCGCTGTGGGCACGATCCTCAGCGCATGGCTACCGACCGCCTGGCTTTGCCAGAGGTTAGCGGTGGTCACCGCCTTCAAATCATCACCAAATTACTCAAGCGCGCCGAGACGTATTTTGCGGATCCGGCAACCGTTCCGTTGCTTGCCTACCTGGGCGGCAAGAGGAACCGTGACGGCTCTTTTCGCCAAAACCGAAGCGAAGGCCGTGAAGCCGAAGCGCTCATTCTCTCTGCGATCATTGCCGCGCTAGACCTAAAATCTTTGCGTGTCGGGGCTTATACGAAGCGAGGCGAGTTTAAGAACTTATCGTTTGATGAGCTGGCTCAGCGTGTGAGTTTGACGCGAGAAAAGAAGGATCCAGAAAGCCCGGATGTCATCGAGCATGTAGCGTCAAGCCGCTTTTGGCGAGGGGTGGCCCGGCTCAAGCGAGCTGGAGCGTTTGAGGTTTACGAGCAGTACGAAGAAACCAGCGAGGGCAAGCGAGGTCGGCCGGCGATAAAAACCGTAAGCGCGAAATTCTTGCGCCTCCTGGGCGGCCTTACGCAAGCAGCCTTTAAGACCGCTCGTAACAAGGCTTCGGCCCGTGTCGCCCAGTACCTGGCTGGAGCCGTGCA